GGTACACACTTCGTAAAGAATGTGGTTGAGATTGATGTACCCGACTATGAAGGTCTTACCGAGAAGATCTCTATCCCTCTCCCGCGGTTTGCTGTGTTTGAGGAAGACGGTGTTATCCGCACCACCCCTAAAGAAGAAGTTGAAGATCTTAAGAATCTCTAAGAGGACGATGTAATGGACAACATGCTCAATTCCGTGACAATTACAAAAGCCAAAGACTTGATTACAGAAGCCCTGACATCTTACGAGGGGATTCCTCCTAATATTATGTTGCATGGTTCAATGGGTCTTGGTAAATCCAGCATCGTTCGTCAAGTTGGTGAGGAACTTGGTTATCGGATTATTGACCTTCGTCTTTCTGGTCTGGAGTCTTCTGACGTGCAGGGCATCCCTTACGTATATGAAGGTGAGATGATGTTCTCGACACCTTCTTGGTGGCCTAAAGATGGTGAGAAAGTAATTCTTTTCCTAGATGAAATTACCAACTGCTCTGTTTCCGTTCAACATGCAGCATACCGACTCATACTAGACCGTTCCATCCAAAATGGGAAAGTGTTGGGTGATGATGTTGCTATCATTGCAGCCGGTAACTTGAAGTCCGACCGTACAGGGGCCAAAGAGCTTCTTCCTGCTGCGAACAACCGTTTTGCCATGCACCTGTTCATTGATTCAAAACGAGCTGCTAAGAGCTTCCTAGACTGGTCTATGTCTAATGGAATTGACAAAGACATTGTTGCTTTCTTGTCTTGGAAAGAAGAGTGTGTATTCATCCCGCCTGAATCCGGTGAACCTGCTTTCCCAACACCACGTTCTTGGGAGGCTGCATCTAAGTTGAAGAAGAACCATAATGGGGATGATGCTGATCTGTCTATCAAGATTGCATCTTCTGTTGGGTCTGCTGCTGCAGTGGAACTAATGTCATTCATCGAGTACAATCAGTTCCTCCCTAATTGGAAAGAGTTGAAAGAGAATGAAGCATACACGTATGATATGCCCAAGAATGATACAGCTATGATGTATGCTCTGTCTGTTGCTATGGCATTTGAAACAATCAACGCCATAGATGAATCAGATGTTGACTATATCAACAAACTTGCTACAATGGTTGGGTCTCTTGATGATGAAATCAAGACTGTATTCTTCCGCACACTGAAGCGTAAGCCCGAGTCGGCATATCAGTTGGTTAAGTATGAATCGCTTCGTGATCAGTTCAAAACTGTTAGCAAATTCATTCGGTGATCTATGTTTGTTATCCCTAAAGAAATCCCAATGACAGAAGAGATGCGAGAAACATTGTCTAAGGCGAGAGTGAATGTCTCCCTCGCCTCTGCAATGCTGACGTATCAAATGTTCCGTTGTGAGATGTTCTTTGTTGATGATGGGTCTGTGCCAACGGCTGCTGCTCTTGTTACATCAAGCAAGAATCTGATCATGTTGAATAAGAATTTTTGGTTGGAAGTGTTACAAGACGAGAAGGAACGGGCTTTCGTGTTGTTGCATGAAGTGTTGCATATCTTCCTTAACCACGGTGGACGGTGTAAGGACAATTCTTACATTCACCCTCTATGGAACATTGCAACAGACTACAATATCAATCTTACCTGTGCTGGTATATCCTGTCGTGATGGCAAGAAAACGGTGAACAACCGATTCGAGAAGTATATCAGCAAACCGGCCAACTTCCCTATCTGTTACGATGAGAAGTATCTTGGTATGTCATCTGATCAGATATACCAGTCTCTTATTGAAGACTTCGAGAAAGAGAAGGGAATGACAGTTGGTGAATGGATCGAGCAGCAGATTGGTGAAGCTCTTGATGATGTAATAGAATGGGAAGGTGATTCATCGGCCCAAGAAAAGAGAAATATGCAATCAGCGATTGCATCCATCGAACATGCAAGAGCAACCAACTCGATTGGTGATAATGAAGCAGACTTGATCAATCTATTCAAGGAGATGGCAAAGCCCAAAATCTCTTGGACTGATAAGATTACACACTCTGTAACATCTACGATGGACGACAGGGAAACATACAATCGTCTTTCTCGCAGATCCTCTGACGTGTGTTTCCCTACTCATGTTGTGGAACATGTCTCTGTGTTCTTTGGTATTGATAGTAGTGGCAGTATGTCCTCTGATGATTACATGAGGGCACTGGGAGAATTGAGAGGCATCCTAGACCAGTTTGATTCATGGGTTATTGATGTATACACCTGTGACGTTAAAGCCCATCTGATAGGAGAATACTCTTCTGAAGAACATCAAGACTTCGTAAATCATGGTATAAATCTAAGGGGAGGTGGCGGTACATCAATGAAAGCTCTTCTGGAAGAGTGTAATTCTCTTGTAGAAGAGGGCGAGAAAGGGTATGATGTATGTATTGTTGTGACTGATGGGTTCATCCCAGACCATGATGATATAGAGATCACAGTACCATCCATATTCGTTGTAACAGAAAATGGCAACAAACATCTAACAATGACCCATAGTGAGGTAATTCATGTTGAATAACAAAAAGCAGGAAATGGCAGAAGTGGACGTTAACGAATTGTTTGGACAGAAACCGAAGTTCCTCACTATCAGTGTGAATGGGGATATCCCAGAGCTACATGTTCGGGGACAGTTTGGTAATCCCGTTGAATCTTCTGCAGAGCTTGCGGTGCTTATGCGTCTAGCCGAGGAGTATCATACGATTTGCGTGTATATCAACTCCGAAGGTGGACGTGTTGATATGCTAACAGAGCTTGCAAACATCCTTCGTAAGTTCACCACTGTCATCACCGTGGGTGGTGGTAATATTGCGTCTGCAGGTTTCAGCCTTTGGTGTATTGGTGATGTTCGTGTAATCCAGCCTCATACATGGATCATGGCCCACAGAGAGACGTATGGTATGTACGGTAAGACTCAACACCATAAGGATCTAGCCGAATACAATGATAAACTGTATGGTCTGATGCTTAGTGATATGACCTCTTGTGTTCTATCAGAGGAAGAAGTAGAATACGCTAAGGTGAATGAACTCTACCTAGAACCAGATGAACTCGTATCTCGTGGAGCTGCTATCTATTGGGATGATTACATCTCTCGTTCTGCAGATGTTGATGCCATGACCCAGATTCCTTTGTATGAGTTCAAAGGAAAGTTGTTTATGAGTGGTAATGGTGGTACACTGAGTCCTGTTCAGGAGATTCGTCTTGGTATGCCCAACTACTCAAATGAATTCATTTACAATGTTGACGAATACCCTGACGAGTGGTATGATGAGAATGAAACTGAGATCTTCTCTGACTTTGATGAAGACGAGCTAACACCAGAGATGGAAGATATGCTTGTCAAGAACTTTGCAGGTGAGCGTGTCGATGGAGAAGCCGAAGAAAGTAAGCCTGATCTATGAAAACATGACAGAAGACCTTATTGGTCTCTCTGTCACCTACTTCAACTCTGAGATAGTTGAACCTTCTAAGGAAGGTAAGATTGTCGGATGGGATGAAGAGAAGATTCATTTGACGTTTGGTGAGAGTAAGAAAGTGCATAAGTTTGAGTATGAACCAGAATACATCATGCTCAGACTTACACAGAAAGACTTCACCTACTTCAATGAAACATTCAGGGAGATTCCTAAGCCTAAGCCAAGGGAGATTCCTAAAGTAGAAGAAAAGCCTGCAGTGGTAAAGAAGAAACGAGCACCACGAAAGGCTAAAGCTAAAACACCAACAACTCAAGTGATACAATGGTAAAGGGGATATACAATGTCTGACACAATTCTAACTCGTGATGAAATGATCAAACTGGACAAGATGGTACGTGAGTGTCTGGATTCATTCACACGTTCAGAGGCAGAAGCTTCATTTCGTAAGGACGTTGCAAGCCGAGCAAAGGACGAGCTGAGTGTTCCCCCTGCTCTGTTCAATGCGATTGTCAAAGAGCGTTTCAACGAGTCGATTACAGAGAAGCTTGCGAAGCTTGAAGAAGTGATTGATATGAATGACGAGCTGATTGCAGCAGCCAAAGGTAGCAATTGACAGGATAAGTGAGACAGAGTAAAATAATAGCCCAGACATTGATTCTGGGCTATTTTGTTTATAACCAAAACCAATCGTTATCGTTTTCAAAATTCCATTCGGTTATAATGACTTTAGAAAACCCTAGTGAGGCGAGACTCTTTCCCTTCCTGATTCCCCTGTTGAAGACTTTATCATAATCGTTGTTTTTTAGAGTGTACCCTATGACATCGAGAACGTTCACTTTTTCGCAAAGAGTATCTGCACACGAACTGAAATATTTGGTATCCCCATCGGAATATGCAAAGTAGTATTTTTGTGCCGTATGATGTCTGTACCTCGGTGGTCGGACGCCGACATCATGGCTTTCAGTTTCTCCAGTCAACGGGTTAGCCCACATAGAAGATTCTGAAAAGTGGTTTTTGAAGTTGTTCGCTCTCCCCTTTTTAAAGCCATCTGGAATAGGATCATTGCCATCAAGACGAATGCATTCGCCTGTTTCTGGGTTGTGGAAAAATGTGGTATCACTGACCCTCTTCGATACTTTCTCTCTGTATTCGTCAGTTGCTTCCCAGACATAGAAGCCCTCTGGGATTTGGTCGCCGTCTTTGATATATGACACTGTATCCCCATTGGTGTACCTTACACGCCCTGACAACGCATCGGATGTCTTTTTTCTACTATCCTCGTCACGGAGCGCCCCTGTGGGAATGTATCTTTCATAATCAATATCTTCGACATTGACTCTCTTCCGTTCCCCTGTTTCCGTGTCATACGCCACACATGTACCTTTGAGAGATTCCATTTCGTACCCTCTCCTTCTAACATGCTTGTAGGGAGTGGCTTCACCACTGAGAACTCTTTGATCATCTTCCTTGAAGCGCCTAACTTTACCCTCAAACATGTAAAACTTTGTGCCCGAGATTCTTTCTGAATGCATTCTCGTAGCTTCTTGATATTGACTAGAGGTAATACGTATGTTATATTTGGGATGGATGGACATTTGGAAAAACGCAGACCCCATAGGTCCACCATATGCTCTGGCAAGCATCCAGTGCATTATATAATGGACGCGAGGAGTAACTCTTACTATATTCCACTTTTCCTTAACAAGATCTGGGAACATCGATCTCGGTAGAATGTGATGATTGTGATAGACGTCTCCTCCACTAGTGTCTAGGGACGCTGCATATTTGACAAACTTTATATAACGCTTTACGTAATGATCGTTGTTTGGTATAGTGGCTGCATGTTCTTCTATTTTTTCAAAATTTGGTCTTCTCATAAATAACTCCTTATATGGGATCTCTGTTTATTTATACAAAAGGTGAAAAATGTTCTCGGATTGTTCATATATCGATGCGGCAGAAACAAAAGAGTCCGTTGTGGTGTGGGGGAGAGATTTTGATGGGAACTTGTTCAAAGAAGAGTTACCTGTTAGTGACTATCTCTACTGCTTCACGCCTTCCAATTCCACTAAGGACACAGGATACAAGGATATCTACGGAACCCCACTGAAGAAAATCAACTTTGAATCTAAGTGGGATATGAGGGAATATACCAAGGATCGAGATAACCTATGTGAAAGTGATGTTCTACCAACATACAAGGCTCTGCTGGATAACTTCTCCGAGTCCCCACAAACAGCTCCTATGAATGCTTGGTATTTTGACATAGAAGCAGATTTCGATCTATCAGACGGAAGAGGATATCCTATACCGTCTAACCCATTTGCTCCAATAAACTTCTTTCAGTTTTATGATACGGGGTCAGACCAATACTACCTTATAAACTATAAACGGTGTGCCACTCCAAAAGACCCAGACGGGAGGGTTGTTAATCAGATCACCTTGGATAGTGAGAGGGATATCCTTCTTAAAGTGGCTGACCTGTTGGAAGAGCTGTCGTGTGACGTGATGCTCGCATGGAACGGCAATGGGTTTGACTTACCTTACATTATGGCAAGAGCCACCATATGCTTTGGTGAGCGGTATGCTAAGAAGATGTTTTGTCGTGACGGGTTTAGTGCAGTTAGCCGAGAATATGTGGATGAATACGGCAATGACGCAGTTGGATGGAAACTTGTAGGGAGGCAGCATGTCGACATGCTAGAGGTGTATAAGAAGTTCATTCCTTCCGAGAAGAAGTCCTTCTCTTTGTCCAACGTATGTATGGAAGACTTGGGCGAAGATAAGGAGGATTATGATGGGGATCTTGGGCAGTTGTATCGGGAATCGCCAGACAAGTTCGCTATGTATGCTTTCAAGGATGTACGCCTCCTGAAAATGCTAGACGATAAACATCAGATGCTGAAACTCGCCACGTCTATCGCAAGGGGGAGTTGTATCAAACTTTCCGATATCACCGGAAGCGTGAAGGTGATTGAGCATGACTTTATGCGATTTTGTCATAAGAAGGGGATCAGACTACCAGATCGAAGTCATAACGAGAAAGTGAAGTATGACGGGGCAGTCGTTTATGACTGTGTTAGCGGTGTTCATAAGTGGGTATATTCTCTGGACGCCGTTTCACTTTACCCGATGTGTATGATTCTGTTAGGTCTATCGAGGGAAACCATCTTGTATCAGTGTGAGGGCGAGTATGAGGACTACATTCACATTATTACACGGAATGACTCATTCGGAAAAATCTCTCTCACGCATGACAGGACGGGTGACGTGGTCGAAATGTATCCTTCTGATGTAGAAGCACAGATACGAGAGAATGGGTGGACTATCTCCGGTAACGGTACTATATTCACAGGTGAGCTTGGGCTTCTCGCTGAATACGTATCCGAGGGATTCAAACTTAGAAAATTCTATAAAAACAAAATGGCCGAATGTATAAAGTGTGGGGATGATGACGGTGCGGCCTTGAATGACTTATATCAAAAAGTTATAAAAGTGGCGCGTCTTAATGCTGTTTATGGTGCATCCGGTAATGAGACGTTTAAACTGTTTGACTTAAGACTGGCAAAGAGCATAACATTGACCGCACAGATGGTTAGTAAACAACAAGCCATTGCTGGGAATGATGCGATCAAAACAGTAGAGAAAATACTACTAAGGGGGGATTGACAATGGATCATGGCAGATACATAGACTTTTGTGAAGACGTCCTAAACACTGTATGGGCACTTCGCGGAAGGATAGGGGGAGAAGTATCATTCAATAAAGAGCGGTTGGAGCATATCATCTATGGGGACTCCGACAGCTTCTATGCAAAAATCCCAGACACTCTTACTGATGGGATTACTGTAGACGATGCTGTTGAAATCGCTGATACTGTTTGCGAACTAACAAATAACACTTATCACGACTTTGCACAACTGGCATTCAATTGTCCGCCAGAAAGGACATACGCGATTCAGTCTACGAGGGAGGTTGTTGCCGATTCTGGGTTGCTCCTCACCAAGAAGCGATATGTTCTCAGGGTTGTTGATGATGAAGGTAAGAGGGTCAATAAGATAAAGGCGATGGGCGTTGAGGTCAAAAAGTCTGACACATCCATTGCTGTTAAAAACATCCTCACTGAACTTGTCAACCTCATCCTCGATGACTGCTCAATGGAAGATGTTCTCAAGCGAGTGAAAGAGATCAAAGAGGAGTATAAGTCTCTTCCTGTATTTGATATTGCCGTACCATGCAACACCAAAACTCTGACAAAGATCAACAAACAATATGAAGCAACTGGATCACTGAAGGGGGCACACTATTCCGCAAAGGCAGCTTTCATGTGGAACAGAATGAAAACCAATCAAGACCAAGAAGTGTACGCAGGTCAGAAAGTTGGATTGGTGTATGTCAAACATAAGGACTTCAACTGTATTGGGTATCCTATAGATCTTCAAACCCTTCCTGATTGGTTCCTTGACATTCCTGTTGATACTGATAAAATGTGGACTACTGCTTATAAGAAGATAACCAACTACTTGAAGTCTGTTGGTTGGGACATTGAATCTCGGAAAGAGGAAGCACGTAATGAGTTGTTCGGATTCTAAATGGTGGGTGCCTCATGTTCGTTATGAGGACGCTACAGGCTTCTGGGTGTGCTACGATGAAGCTGGTCTACAACTCCACTATTCCAAGGACAAGAAAGAAGTGGTGGAATATATCAAACAGTACGCAAAGACATTAGGAGAAAAATATGAGTGAGTTGGCAAAAGCTATTATCTCTCTGTTAGACAACGCAGCCTCTACTACAAAACGAAAAGAGAAAGAGAGTATTCTCTCTTCGGCTCTAACATGGAACGAAGAAGACCAATCGATCCTTAAAGCCGTATTTGTTTATGCACAAGACCCTCGGATTTCCTTTGGTATTAAGGACTTATCTGATATCACCCCAGTGACACTACCACATGACGATGAACTGTTTCTAATGTTTGATGTTCTTCGTCGTTTGTCTGTTCGAAGCCTCACTGGTCAGGAAGCAAAAGAGGCGATTGGGCGTGTCTTTGGCAGTGTGTCTGCTCCTACACTAGATCTGTTCAAACGTATTCTGGGACGTGATCTGAAAGCAGGAATTGGTGCTAAGACATTCAACTCTGTGTTTGGTGATGTTGTTTACATTCACCCATATATGCGTTGTTCTCTTCTCAATGAAAAGACATTGCCCAATCTAACTTTCCCCTGCTACTCACAGACGAAGCTAGATGGGATGTATGTTGACATCCGTGTTGAATCTGATAAAGTGACCTACTTCAGTCGTGATGGGAACATCATGCCATTCAATGATCGTGAACGTGATTCCCTGTTGATGACATTCGCCACTGGTTATACGCTACAAGGGGAAGCTCTTGTTCTCAATGAAGCGGGTGATGGGTGGATTGATCGAAGTAAGAACAACGGATACTTGAACAGTGACGACATCGATATCAATCGTGTTGTGTTCGTTTGTTGGGATGCCATCAATAACACTGAACATGGCTTCCATCAATCGAATGTCATGTATCAATCTCGTCTAAGCTTCCTA